AGCGATAGCGACTGTACTTTTTATGGTAACAATTTTGGGCGTAGCATGGTTGGTGCTAGTCATATGGAATTAACAACAACAGAGAGGAAGTAAAATGTATGTAGCATTTTGGGCTAAATTAGAGCCTCAATCAGGACGTGTTAAAACACATTGGCAAGTGACTGACACGAGCGAGGGCGCGTTAGACGTACTAGCTGACGTGAAAGACCTTGAAAATACTTTATCATATGGTACAGCCAGGATAGAGACAGCAAGCGCACCTGAATGGCTAGAAGTAAATGAGAATTGGGGTATAGATAAATGACGCCAGAACTTTTCAGAGAGACGCGGATAAACCTTGGTTACTCGATAGAGCAATGGGCTGATAGATTAGGACTATCAATCAGAACTATCTATTACTATGAATCAGGCGAGGTCCCGATTCCTAGGACGGTAGCGCTATTAATCAGCTCGATAAAGCTAGAAGAGGAATAGAGAGTTGAGCAAGGTAATTCAATTCCCAGAAAGAGAGAGAAAGAAAATGAAGATATATAAAATATATATGACAGAGGAATACATTCTGCAATTAGAAGCCTATGATGAAGAGGAGGCAGCAGAAGAAGCTCAAAAGATGGTAGGTAACTTTCCGAAAGATTACTGCATAGGCGGCAGCATACAGGTAGAGAGGATAGACTAGCACATTGCCGCGCGGCAATCATTGCGGTGCATTGAGCAGAGCCGTGTTCAATGTACTGCATCAATGCACCACAATGAAAATGTTTTATATATAAATAACAATTAGGTTTGTAGTGCATTGAGCCGAGCAATGCTACATGGCAGAGCAATGTATGTCGCGCGACCATGTGTACAATGAGAATTTAAATACAATATTTTTTATTGACCGTCAACTGGCAGAGAGGAGAAATATTTTAAATGGATTCTCTCACCAACATAAACCAAGTAGGCAGGGACACAGTAGCAGTATTATCCTTGCCTGCATAGTCAGGACTAATAGAAGACAATAACACAACACACCTGATAGGTTGTCGGTCATATTTATATATTAGGACAGGCTGATTATGTGCAGCATTGGCAGCCTTGGTTGTTTGTTCCCACCAATCAGGCTTATAACCGCCATTTGAGCCTCTTGTGCAGGCGTAACGCTTACACTCGATAGTCCAACCCTCCAAGCCTATCAAGTCACCTCTGTCGGCCTTCCTATACTGTTCTAGGTCACGTTCAACTTTAATGCCTAGATGTTCATCAATAAGTTTTGCAACTTCTCTTTCAAAGGCCGCGCCTTTAGCTCTTCCGTTCGTCATGTTTTACAGCCATAGCATAACCGCCCTGGTCATGGTGATAGCTGTGAACAAACTCACGCTCAAACCATTCATGCCCAGGCAGATGCCCCTTCTTTATATAAATTACTTTAATGGATTTTGACGAGCCGAATACGCTCGTTGTCGTTTCTTGATTGGATGTATCCGAGCGTCTCACACAGCTCACAATCCATGTCAAATTCTTTTTCAATAATGATGTCATCAATGACAGCCGAGACAACATTAATGTACCAACCTTCACCATCACACTTCGGACACGTCACTCTGTTTGTTGGCCTGCGCCTGCCTATAAAAGTCATCGTGAGTCACCTGCCCTTGCGTCCAGAAATCAATAGCCAAGATTGTCTCAGGCCTTGGGAACCTGTTTCCTTTTATAATACGACAAACGCCAGCAGGTGACATCTTTATTTTACGAGCGAACTTAGCTTGGGATATACCCTCTTGTTTTAAATAGTCTATTAACTGCATGTTTTCACCTTTCTTCTAAGGGGGGAATAAAAAAAAGTTTTTCCCCCTTGTATTTTTTTTCTAACATAGTGTTGACAGAACGTAAAGTAATCATTACTGTAAAATTTATAGACAGACTGGAGAAGTTAGATAATGCAACGTGATATACCAGAATACAGAAAGTTTTTCGGGGCCACACATAATTCTGCATCGGGAGCGACACAGCCACTTGATGAACATATACTCAAGCTAAAAATCAGAAAAGATTATGACGTTTACTTTCCGTTTGCAGCCAAGCCTAGAGCTGGACAGATAGTACAATTAGCCTGTGATTTACATCTTGGTCTTGATGGATACAGTCCCATACAAGGCCAGAAACAAGGCATCGATATAGACTTGGCTATTAGAAAAGCTATGACCGAGTTTATTACATACCAACCGCGTCAGTTTGATGGCGGTAAAGATGCAGAAGACTACCAAGAAATCAAGAACCATATACCACAGATGGTACATCATGCGGTGCAAGGCTTGCAGGAATACTATGATGGCTGTGAAATGGAAGGTGAGTTTCAGAGATGGCTAGAAGTAGATGGCATAGATGTGCCGACTATGCTCTTCCTAGACTTTGCAGGGGATGGCAAACAGCTAGATTTAAAGTGCAGTTTTCCGACTCGTAACCCACCGCGAAAGGACGGTACGAGGACTTGGCGTATTCCTAAACCAAAGACCGAACCAACTCAGCAGCAGATAATGCAGCAGGCGGTGTATTGGAAGGCCACTGGTTATACACCTGGGCTGCTCTTTGTAACAGCAGACGGATATAATATCTGCACACAGGAAAACTGTCAGGCATTATCGTATGAAAATTTGGAGGTTGCGTATAGAGAGGTAGTCTCTCGATGGCGCATTATACAGAATTTGTTGAAGGCTGCCAACGGCTCATGGAAAAATCTTTTCGGGCTAGTCTACCCAGACTTTCAGCAGATAGGGGCATGGCATGGCCCTGAGATACTTAAAATTGCAAAACATGAATGGAGTTAGAGATGCAAGAACAAGTTTATTCAGCGTTAGACTTAGCTAAAGCGCTAAACATAAATAGGAATAGTGTTTATTATCAGGTAAAGAATGGCAGTCTGCCAAAGCCTAGTATGAAGCAAAGGACTAGGAAGAGAGGCCCACATACATATGTGTGGAAGCGCTCTGATTTAGAAAACAACCCTTACTTTAAGAAAGCTACTGTCCCAACTGTAGAAAGTTCGACATTTATGAGCAAAGCAAAAGAGATGCGAGAGGAACTTGGTCTATCTGAAATAAAAGACATGGTAACAGACAATGAGCTGCTTAGAGATGCTATTGAGATGCGCCTCGATAAGCTAGAAGAGAACATGAAGCTGCTAGAAAATATTGTTAATTTAATGAGTAAGAAGGAGAAGAAGTGGTGGCAGATTTAAAGGAAGCGATGGCAAAAGTTGCCGAGCTAAACAAATCGCATGGCGTTAAACAACGTGGCGGTAAAATGTACACGCAAGTTGTGCATAGAATGGAAGCCTTCAGACAGGTATTCGGTACTGAATTTGGGGTTGACACAACTGTACTTGTTGATGATGGTAATAAAGTCGTTATTAAAGCTATCATTACAAACTCAGATGGTATGGTAATTGGTTCTGGAATGGCAGAGGAAATACGAGGTCAAGGTCACGTTAATACTACATCTGCTTTAGAGAACGCAGAGACATCTGCAGTCGGCAGGGCATTAGCATCAATCGGACTAGCTGGCGGTGAGTATGCGTCTGCTAATGAGATGGAAGCTGTGCCACGCAAAGCAGAGGTAATGGCTAAGAAGGAGGACACAAAGCCAGTCAAGCAAATGGCTGAACAAATACAAGGAACTGATGACTTCGAGGCGGCCAAAGACAAAAGACTTTATGTAGAAATTAAAACTAAGTTAGAGGCTTGTATAAATGTTGCAGACGTTAATGCAATCTACATTAAGAACAAAGCATTTCTTGAATCACTAGCTAAGAGAGACCCGAAAAGGGCAAAGCATTTCAAGGATATGTTTTTAAACTACGAATCTAAATTTTATAAAGGAAATTAAAATGTCAGCAAGAGAATGGACAAAAGTAGCAACAATCAAGCTATGGAAAAACGATGATGGTGGTAAAGCAATAGCTAGTAACGCATCATTCAAGCCTTACAAAGATGGCGCAAACCAAGACATTACATTATATGGTGATGTAAAATACTATGCACGTCTATATGAAAACGATGATGGCACATATTCTGTAGCACTTACAGCACCAGCAGATGCCCTGCCTTCAGGCTCT